TTGCTTTGGTGGATGAGTCAACAAATACAACCGCCACGCCTGCGGTAACGGCCTCCTCTGCAAATGGTTTTATGACCATTACAGGGACTTTCTCTTTGGTCAATGGGCGATTCTATGGGTTGAAGGTTTTTAACTCGGGAAATCTAATCTATCGGGATAGAGTATTCGTAACTTCACAAACGGAATACGATAAGTTCACGGTCAATCAAAATGTCTACACCGAAGAAACAAGCTACGACAATGAGTACATCATCATCTAAAGTCCACGTTGTAAACCTATCATCCTACACTACGCCCGTCATCAAGGAGGTGCAGGGTAAGGATTGGGTAGAGTACGGGGAGGACAACAACTATTTCCAGTACCTAATCGACCGATACAACGGCTCACCGACCAACAATGCTATCCTCAACTCGCTGATTGATCTCACCTACGGCAAGGGTCTTGATGCTACGGATTCTGCTCGCAAGCCGAGTGAGTACGCTGCGATGAAGGGCTTGTTCACCAAAGACTGCTTGCGTAAGGTGGTGGCGGACTATGTAATGATGGGGCAATGCGCCCTTCAGGTGGTTTACTCCAAAGACCATAACACGATTGTCAAGGTAGAGCATATCCCCGTTGAGACGCTGCGTGCAGAACGCTGCAACGATGAGGGCGAGGTTGAGGGCTACTACTACGCCAAGAGTTGGGACAATGTGCGGAGCCGCAAGGAGACTCCCGTTTGCATCCCTGCGTTCGGCACGAGCCGTGAGGGTCTTGAGGTGTTGTACCTGAAGCCCTACCGAGCAGGATACTACTACTACTCACCCGTTGACTATCAAGGGGGCTTGCCCTATGCGGAGTTAGAAGAGGAGATTGCTAACTACCACATCAACAACATTCAAAACGGACTTGCTCCTTCAATGCTCATCAACTTCAACAATGGAGTACCGAGCGAAGAAGAGCGCAGGCAGATTGAGATGCAGATTGCAAGCAAGTTCAGCGGCTCATCCAACTCGGGCAAGTTCATCTTGGCGTTCAACGACAACAAGGAGTTGGCTGCTACGATTGACCCCGTTCAGTTGTCGGATGCTGCTAATCAGTATCAGTTCTTGAGCGCAGAGGCTTCGCAGAAGCTGATGGTGGCTCACCGCATCGTTTCTCCGATGCTTTTGGGCATCAAGGATAACACAGGTCTCGGAAACAACGCAGATGAGCTTAAAACGGCTTCTACGCTGCTTGACAACATTGTCATCCGCCCCAAGCAAGAAATCATCCTTGATGGACTGGAGACCATCCTTCACTACAACGACATCAACCTGAACCTGTACTTCAAGACGCTTCAGCCTTTGGAGTTCACCGAAGATGTGGTCGTGGATGCCGAGACCCGTGAGGAGGAGACAGGCGTGAAGTTGTCAAGCCAAGAGTTGAGTGATGTACCCGAGTTCACCCACGAAGAAGAACACAAGTGGATTGAGGCTCTGCGGGGAAAGGGTGAGGTCGTTGATTTAGATGAATGGGAACTCATCTCTGATGAGGTAGTCAGCGACCCCGACAATGAAGATACCCACCTCGCTACGCAGTACAACTTTGCCGTTGAGGACTTCAGCAACGCTGATGACCGCAGCACCTTCGATAGTGGCCTGTACAAAATCCGCTACGCCTACACCCGCAACATCAGCGCAAACTCCCGTGAGTTCTGCCGTGAGATGGTATCAGCAGCAAACGGAGGATTAGTATTCCGCAAGGAGGACATTGATATGATGAGCTTCAGCGGGGTGAATGGTCAGTTTGCACCCGCAGGTCAGAGCGTGTATTCTATTTGGAAGTGGAAGGGCGGAGCGTTTTGTCATCACGCTTGGAGGCGTTTGGTGTACTTCCGTAAGCGATCAGGAGGCAAATTCCTACCCAACAAAGGATTGGAGAACGATACGCTTGTAAGCACGGAACGAGCTATCACCGATGGCGTACCAACGAGCAAGCTCGTACCAAACGGATGGAAGGAAGCACAAACGCGCCCCATCGACACACCATCACGGGGTTCATTAAAATTCAAATAAGAGATGGCAACGGCACTTTATATTAAGCGAGAGGACTTGGTGCGTAACACCGCCATTGGCGGTAATGTTGACACCGACAAGTTCATTCAGTTTATTAAGATCGCTCAAGAGATTCACATCCAAAACTACACGGGTACGAAGCTCTACGACAAGATTAGCGATGACATCATCGCAGGTACGCTTGCAAACCCGTATCTCGCACTGGTAAACGACTACCTTCAACCGATGCTTATCCATTGGGCGATGGTTGAGTATTTGCCGTTTGCTGCTTATACGGTGGGCAACGGAGGTGTCTTCAAGCACAGTTCGGAGAACTCCACCACCGCAGACAAGATAGAAGTTGACTACTTGGTAGGCAAGGCTCGTGACTTGGCGCAGTATTATACGGATCGCTTCATCACCTATATGAGCTACAATCAGGCTACGTTTCCTGAATACTACCAAAACAACAATGCAGATGTATTCCCTGACACGGATGCAAATTTTGCAAGTTGGGTATTATAGTGAACTATGAGCAAGAAACAAACGTACACCCCCAAGCCGAGCAACATAATTAAGCTCAAAAGTTATTTAGGAGAGAATGGGAATACAAGGCGATTGGGGACAAGGAGCAGCAAACAATGACATCTATTGGGGTCAGGCTGCTGCAACGAATAGTATCTCTTGGGGTATGGTTCAGCCATTGTCTTATGGTCACCCGACTACGAACCTGTACGGAGGCAACGAGCAAGAGGTATGGCAATCGATCGTAGAAATTTGGAACACTTGGTCAACAACTTGGAATAGTTAGAAATGGGAACAACTTTAACGGGGACTACTCCCCAAGACACTTACGATAGCCTTATTAAGGTTACCGACAATGGGCCGTTAAGCGGTTCACTCAAGACCCTTACGGATGGTTTGGGTAATGACTCGGCTCTTGCTTTGTCTACGGGTGCAGCAAGCATTACGGGTACTTTGGCGGTAACGGCAGGAACTAACCTTGCAACTGCATCAGGCAACGTGGGTATTGGTACGGCAAGTCCAACTCAAAAATTATCAATCGCTGCTGCTGCTGCATTGGTGGATGTAACCTCTACAACGGGAACTAATTTTAATGGTTTAGAGTTCAAAAATACGGGCGGTTCTTTTTATGTAGGCCAAGACAATTCTACAGGTGGTTTTTATGGAGGCGGAACCGCTTATGCTGCTTCGCTATATAATGGCGGAAATACCCCGATGGTGTTTTTTACCAACGCAGCCGAGCGTATGCGCATCACCTCCGCAGGCAACGTAGGTATCGGTACAAGTGCGCCTGAATGTAAATTGCACGTTGCTGACGGTGTTAGTGGCGGAACGGTGAGCCTTTTTGTTGACAATAACATCAACGCTCTAAATAGCACTGCTCAAATCAAATTCACCGTTGACGCAGGCGGCACGCTAACAACAGGAGGAGCGGCAATTCAAGCAGTCAATACTGACACTAACTATGCAAATACTGATTTAGTATTTCGCAATTCTCATTTTGCAAGCGGGTCATTGGTTGAGGTTTTCCGTTTAACGGATGGCGCACGATACTTGCGTATGGCAAGCGGTACGGGTGGTATCCAATTCAATGGTGACACCGCAGCAGCCAACGCCCTTGATGACTACGAGGAGGGGACTTGGACTATGGGTATTTCGTTTGGTGGTGGAACTACGGGGGTAACCTACAACCTGAACACAGGTGCGTACACTAAAGTGGGCAACAAGGTTACTGTGACAGGGTTTTTACAACTATCAAGTAAAGGAAGTTCTACGGGTGTTGCAAAAATTACGGGCTTGCCTTTTACGCTTCCTGCTAATTTGAATAGATTGTCTGCACCAAGTTTGTGGTTTAACAATATCACTTTTGCAAATCAGTTTCAAGGTTACTGCAACCAAAACAGCACGGAAATTCATTTGTATGAAATCACAGAAGCGGGTGCCGCTACTGCACTTACAAATGCTGATTTTGCAAACAATAGCGAAATAATGCTTTCAGCAACCTACTTCGTATAAAAAATAAAACTAAACAAAATGATTCAAGAAGTAATCTACATCAGCGCATTCAACGTCAAGATTGACGGAACTATTGAAGTACGCAAGACCACCGATGTAACCAAAGACGGAGCCGTAATTGCTTCATCGTATTGGCGCACGGTACTCCAAGTGAACGACCCTGCTGCCGATGAGGTGTTGGGTGTTGATGGCTACTTCCGCCAACTCGCATCGGATGCTTGGGCGATGGTTCCACCTGCTCCCGCAGAGGAAGTCGTAGTTGAGGAAGCAGCAGCCGAGTAAACTATCTTTGGGGAAAACAAAACCCAATGGAACATCTACAACAACGCTTGGATGCTTTGAAGCAGCAAGAGGCGAACCTACTAATGCAATTAGATGAAGTTCGTGTGCTGATTCAAGCCTACGAGAATACCCTAAACAATGACAAAGGAGTCAGCTGATAGCGTCATCACATCTTGGTCTTTAACGGGAGCAGGGCTTCTCGTTGGCTACATTCACCAAGTATTAGGTCTTGCGGTGCTTTGTGCATCGTTGGCCTACACCTTATGGAAATGGCGTAGGGATTGGTTAAAGGAGCGCAAATGATCATTGAGCGTTTATTTAAGAATCCCAAGACCACCATCTTGGGACTTCTTATTTTGGGGCTATGCTTCGTGTTGGTGTTCTACGAGAAGGCAACGCTCACGGAGGTATCGGCTTTCCTGATGGGAGCCTTTGCATTGATGTTTCTAAAAGACCCAAAAGATGGCAAAGCAACAAGCGATAAGTAATCACGTCAGCAAGAGCAAGAAGCGAGGCAAGCATTCAAAGAGTGCAAGCAGCAACAAGCGGAGCAAGAACTACAAGAAGCCTTACAAATCACAAGGGCGATGACCAAGAACTTCTCCCTTGCCGAACTGACCGCAACGAATACAGGCCTTCCTAACGCTTTACCGAAGCACTTGGAGGCCAACCTTCGTGCGCTTGCAGAAAACGTCTTACAACCTGCGAGAGACGCATTAGGAGCCATTGAGGTGACAAGTGCGTACCGTAGCCCCGAAGTCAACAAGCGAGTAGGTGGAAGCAAGACCTCGCAGCACGTTCGGGCGCAAGCGGCAGACCTGAAGTTTCACGGAGGCAACGATGTCCTGTTTAAGTGGATTTCACGGAACGTGGAATATGATCAACTCATTTGGGAGTTCGG